GCCGTCGCCGACCGGCGAGCCGTAAGTCAGGGTCGCCGTGACCGGCTCGGACGCCGTCAGGGCGCTGATCAGGGTGTCGTCGCCGTCGCCCGCTGGCAGGCCGTCAAGGCTGTGCGCGCCAAGGTTGCGCCCGCCGCCGTCGGTCAGCGCAAGGGACAGGGTCGAGCCGGGCGCGTCGGCGGTCCACCAGGCCTGAAATACGACCGGCAGGGTCGGGTCGATGCCGTAGAAGACCCGCCTGAATTGCAGCTTCACGAAGTCTTCGCCCTGTTCGAGCGGCGTCAGCGCCCACCCATCAAGGCCCTGAATGAACATCGGCTCGGCGTTGAAGCCGACCTGATAGAGCAGGCCCGGCGTTTCCTGCACGGCGTCGGCGATGCGGTACGCGGCAGGCAGGGTCTTCCACCAATTGCGGGTCCACTCATGGACCGGGACCGTTTCGGGCGCCACTACAGCACCGTCACAGTCACGGTGCCGAGGGTTGGCAGCGGGGCGACGCCCGTCAGGTCGATCGTCGCCGGGGCGGCGGTGACTTCGCGGACGCCCGGCGCGGCGGCGACGACGGCGACGATCTCGAACTGCGTCGCCGAGTCGTCCCACGCCCAGGTGAGTGGGCTGATCCACGCTTCGAGCGCGGCAGCGACCGACGCTTGCACGTCCGCTTCGGACCATCCCGGCTTGGCCTTCACGGTCACGGCGACGTCGATCTCGGTATAGGTCGGGGCGATCACATGGATCGTCAGGGATGCTAGCGCCTGCTCGGCAAGAGAGGTCCGCGCTTCGTCCATCAGGGTAGGGTCGATCGCCAGCCCGTCAAGCCCGGCGATCGCGACCGTCACATGCCCGTAGGTGGTGACGCCGGGCGCTGTCGGGTCGTAGTTGTCCAACGCCAGGGCGCGGCCCACGCCGACGCGGGACAGGGCCGCATATTCGAACTGCGGCGGGTGGATCAGGGTCGAGTTCTGCCGGGCCAAGGTAGCGGCGCCGCGGGCGAAGAAGACGTCGTCATTTTCGAGATCCGTGCCGCCGAGCAGCGCAGCGGCCAGCGCCGCCGACTCGACGAAGGGCAGGTTATCGACGACTGAGACGGGCGCGCCCGTCGGCGAGCCGTTAGGCACCGAGCCGAGCCTGTCGGCGATGACGTTGACCTGCCCGGTCAGGGTCTCGGAAGTGATGATGACCAGGTCTTCGGTCGTGAACAGGTCGACGGTCTCAATGCTGGTGTCGAGCGCCAGGCGTAGCCGCGTGCCTGCCGGGATGGTCTGCGTCGGTGACGAGTTCGTCACGGTGATCTCGACGCGCCCGCGGGCGGCGGTGCCGGGCGAGCGGGTCGTGCCGATCAGCCCGAGGATCAGTTCGGCGACCCGCGGCCCGAGCAGCTGCAAAGACAGGATTTCAGGGCCGAGCATGACCGCCAGGGCTTCGATCAGCACTAACTCGGTGTTGCCCCCGCGGGGTTGCCACTCGGGCATAACCGACTTTATATGCGTCACTGCGGCGTCGACGAGATCGACTTCAGTGCCGTAGTTCAGCAGCTGAAGGGTCTCCATTTCGGGGACGGCGAAAGATTCGGTCATGATTGGGCGCTTTCCGCGCCGCGGTGCCAAGTGATTTCCGCGACGGCTTGCGTGTTGTTCTTCGGGGTGCTGGTCACGGTCTGCACGACGACGCCCTTCGGGCCGTGCTCATTGAGGCCGACCTGCACGTCGCCGACGAACAGGCCGCTGAAGCCGGGGTCGGGCACGCCGAAGGTCGGGCGCATCGGACGTTCGCCGATGGTCGTCAGGACCAGCACGGCGATCGCTTCGTCGATCTCGGCGTCAGATCCGCGTTCGACCGTAGCGACCGACCCCGTCGGGGTCAGCCTGAAGGGAAAACTCAAAGCGCCGTCAGCCATGACCTGATGGTCGCTGACGGCGCTTTGCGCGTGTGGGAAGGCTTAGCCCAGCGGGCCGGTGCTGCCGATCGGGGTCTTCGCTTCGATCGCGGGGGCGATGCCGGTCGGTTTCCAGAAGTTACGGTAAGACGCCGAGCCGACCAGAAAGACGACGATGATCGCGACGAACAGGGTCGCGGTACTGAAGACGCCGTTCAGCCAGACGGTCACGAAGGCGACCGCGATGTAGAAGACGAAGGCGATGATCGACTGAAGCCGGGGGCTGAATCGGGCCTGCTGGATCGTGCTAATGACGGGCGGGCTGAAGATCGCGACAGCCAGCAGCCAGAGGGTGACCGGCGACTGCGCGGCCAGGGCGATGATATCCGTTTCCATGGTTCTGCTTTCGTTAGGGGTTGAGGGCTTCGGTTATGGCTTCGAGCACGGCGACGGCGCCGCCGACGATGGTGCTCGCGAAGCCGACGAGGATGATCGCGGCGAGGATCGCGAGCAGGCCGACGGCGAGCACGATCAGGGCCGTCGACTTCACTTCTTCGCCGCCCGGTAGAGGCCGACCAGGAACGCGACGAAGTCTTCGAGGTTGTCAGCCGGGACGGTGGCCGGGGGCGTCGCGGGGGCGTCGGGGGTGTCGCCGCTGATATCGAACAGGGCGAGGTCGATGTTCGTGCCGCAGTTCGTCGTGTTGCCGGGGATCACGCGGTGAGTCGTGAGCTTCAGTTCGTAGCCCTGCGTGTCGCGCCACTCGCGCAAGAATGTTTTTACCGTTGCAACAGTCTCAGCGTCGGGGTTCGGCGGCACTTCGCAGGAAAGGTAGTTATTCCCGATGGTGCCTGCGTGATAGGCCCGGTCGACGGTGTCGACGATCGCCGTCAGCCGCTTGCCCTGCGCGCCGAAGTGCGCGCTGGTCGGGTTGCGCCGCTCGGTTTGGAACCATGTGATCGTGCCAGCGAGCGTCGGGTGCTTGTCGAGGTCGTCCATCTGGTGCACGACGAAGAACTCGGGCCGGGCCGGGAAGTTCCCGCGCATGAAGTTCGATACGTGCGCCGGGGCGACGTCGGTGACCGACTTCCAGCGCTTCGCGAAGCTGTAGGCGGGGATCGGGGCCGGGGCGGGCACTGCGGGCGCGTTAGGGGTCGCCGGGGCGCCGGGGATGATCTCGGGCAGGCCGTCGAGCTTGTCGCCGTCGACGACGCCGCCAGACCAAATGAACTTGCCGCTCGTGCCGACGAGCCAGACGTCGGAACTGCCAGGGCCGTAGGGCCTGACGCCGCGGGTCCAGCCGGTCAGGTTCAGCACGTCGCCGGGGGCGAAGGTTTCCAGGGCGGCAGATCCGGCGTTCGGGGCGTCGCGCTTCGTGGCGCCAGCCGCGCCGACGAACCGCTGCGTCGCCGACAGGGCCGGTGGTGTGGTCGGTGCGGGGGTGAGATCCGGCAGGCCGGTCGTCGACTGGTCATCGAACGCCGAGGCGCTGAAGAAGGTGCCGCTGAAGGCGCCGACGAACCATACGTTCGTGCCGTTCGCGGTCGCGCCGGTCACGTAGCCCTTGAAGTTGAGGGTGTCGCCGGGGTTGAAGACGCGGCCCGTCTTGTTGTCGTCGCGCACGGCGGCGCTGCTGCGCTCGGTCACGCCCGATGCGCCGACGACCCGCTGACCCGATGCGGGGTCGGGGGTGTGGCTGGCTTCGGGTACTTCAGGGTCGATGTTCGGGCGCAGCCAGCCGGTGCACGGCCCGGTGCCGGGGCCGTCGTAGGGCAGTGTCGCGATCTGCGCTGCGGTCTGAAGGTAGCCGTCCTGCTGGATGACGGTCATGCTGTAGGCGTCGGCGGACAGTACGACGGCGACGTGCCCGTAGGGGTTGATCGGGGCGCCGCCGAAGATGACCAGGTCGCCGCGCTCGGGCACGCTGGTCAGGTCGCCGGGCACGTTCGGGTGCCAGGTGAAGTAGTCGTTCGTCAGGCCCGCGAAGCCGTTCGCGCCGACGACCCCGCCGATCGTCTGCTGCCAGGGCAGGCCGAAGATGAACTCGGCATAATCGTCGGCGACGTCGACGCACTGAAGGCCGTAAGCGTTGTCGGGGTTGATTTCGCGGCCAGGGGCGGCGGCGATCCATTTTTCCTGAATCGGGTGTGTCATGGCGGGCGTCTCCTGTTCGGGCGGGGTGGTGCTAGGCTGCGCCCGAAGCGCGGGGGTTTGTGGGAAGGCTTAGCTGCGGGCGCCGAGCGCCTGCCACTGCGCCGCGTCGGACTTCTTCAGGATCTCGATCTCTGCCGCCGCCGTGACGTCGGAGGCTTTGAGGATCTGCACGTCGCCGTGCACGGCGGCGAGATCCGTGTTCACGGCGGTAAAGCCGTCGGTCACTTCTTTTTTTATCGCGTCGAGCCGGTCACTAATCGAGGTCGGGCGGTTGTTGATCGACTGCTCGATCGCGTTGACCGTCGCCCGCGTTTCCTGACCTTCGGCGCGGGTGTCCTGCGCTTCGATCTTGGCGGCGCGGGCTTCGGCGTGCGTTTTCTTCGTATCGAAGTGGCCTTTGATGATCGCTGACAGTTGCAGCCCGAACATGCCGATCAGGGCCAGGATTACCGGCTCGCTCAGCATCAGATGTTGTCCGATTCGTAAGTGACATTGAAGTGGATCTCGGTGTTCTGCGCGAACGGGTAGCCAGCTTCGCCGAGGGTGCGCATCGCGGCGCTAAGGTATTCGAGGTTCGGCCAGGCCCATAGTTCAACGCCGGTCGACCCGCCGCCGAAGGCGCCAGAGATCGCCCGCAGGGGGCCGAGTGGCCCGTCGATCAAAAGCGAGCCTTGCCCGAACTGCTGCGGGTAGCCAGCGGCAGGGAAGGGCAGTGTGACCGCTAGCCTGCCGTTGCCCATACTCGCCCCGGCGCCCGCCTTCAGCCACATGTTGCAGCGCACCATTCGCGGGCCGATGACGGCGTAAGATCCGCCGACCGTATAGCCGCCGCCAAGGCTGGTGAAGCCAGACCAGACGGGCGTAAACAGGGTGTGTGACTGCCTGACGCATTCCCAGCGCGTGCCGTCCCATATGCGGGTGCGCTTCGTGTCGGTCTCGAAGATTTCCTGACCGACATAGCGCAGGCCTGCGGCGGGCCGGGTCGTCGATGTGCAGATGAAGCGCACGCTGTCGACGACGTCTTCGGCGAAGTTCGCGGTGTCCTGAATTAGGCCGTCGACGTAAGACTTCGTTGTCGCGTGCCCTGCGGCGGTCGGGGTGCCGACCGAGATCCTGCCGGATACGTCACGGCGGGCCAGTGCTGAGGCGGTGGCGGCATCGGTGCCCGCGTCGAGCTTCGCCTTATCGGCGGCTGACATGGCGCCGGGGGCTGCGCCCGTCGCCAGCGGCAGCGGGTGGGTGTGGTCTGCGCGGGCTGCGCGGCTCGAAACGCCTTCGCTGCCCGCCCCGCCGATTGCCAGGGCCAGGCC